CTCGTACTCTTTCCAAACCGTTGCAATAGCGTAGTCGTGTACGTTGTTGAAAACGGGGCCAGCGTAGAGTTCGCAATCAATGACATTCAGGATGGGGTCTTCCTGCCATGAGTTACGCACGGCAATACGACCTTCAACGAATGAGTAGCGGGTCGATGGATCGAGACCGCCCATCTTCACACGGTCAATGAGGATGCTGTTCATGCACTTCATTTCGAAGGGTCGATATGCGCGACTTGCAGCAACCATGTTGTGAATGTCGAATGCGGGGTCGTCGGCAACTGGCTTGCCATCTTCCTCGTGACGTGACTTGAAGTCAATCTCCTGGAATGGCCATACCTTCATGTCGTTGTGCATCCAGTTCAGAACGTCAGTGCGAACGACTTTCACGTTTTCGGGATGGAAGTAGTTCTTGCTGGCTTTGTAAGCTGTCAGCACAGAGGGATGAAGAACGATCTTATCCAGAAGGTCTTTCGACAACTTCCAGTGGTCAACACCCAGCGAGAGAGTATCGGTAAGATACTTCTGGAAAGTCAGAATGTCCTCAATGACATCAGCAGAGGTGTTGGCAATCAACTTGGGAGTAGCACCAGTGGTGTCCCAAATGTACCAATCCTTACCAGTGTCAGGTGACAGGAAGTTCTCGTCGGGGATCTGGAACTTGAAGTCATAACGAGCACCGTCAACGGCAACATCGTGAATTTCACCAGTTGACATAGCCTGCATGACCATGTAGGAAAGTTCGTTGTGAACACCACCGAGCATTGCATCCGAATTGGTGATGAAGCTGTCGGTCAAAGCCTCACCGAAGGTAAGATTGCTGAGTTTTGCAACCTTGCGCAACTCAATCATATCATCCTTGGTGATGTTGAAGCCGTGACCTACCTGTGGCAGTGTTCCACCGTACAGTTCCCAACCGAGGGTACTACGCTGCGGCTTGCCAGAATGAGTACCGAGTACGCTGGCACGTACCAGAATTGGGGTCTTTTTGATACCCTGCTTCCACTCGCGGTCGTCGGTCGGTTCGCCCCACGAAGCAAACTGACGCCAAATAGCACGGTTGTACTTGGCATTCACGTTGTCGAGGATCAGACCGAAGTTCTCAGCGTCCACATACTGATGCAGACCACTGATACCATAAAGATTCATGTCTCTCATAATCTAATCTCCTTTTAGTTTACTTGCGGTTGCTGAAACGGAAATAGCACTCGTTGTCACGAAGAGCCTTCTTCAGGCTGGCAGTCAGAGGCGGCATACGACGCTCCAGAACTGGCTTCTCCATGCAGTTCCAGATATAGTCGATGTCGATGGCATACGCATCGGGATCGAGTACGTTGTCACAATAGGTCAAGCCGTTGGGGATGGCCTTGATCTTCTTCACCTCAGCAGACTTTGCTTCTGCAAGCACGTCACCCTCTGCGATGAAAGCACTGCTGTCTGCTACAACAGCATCCATTGTCAGAATGTCGAAGTCGGCATTGCTGCTGTCGATGGCGGTAACGGTTGCGATATTGCTCACAGCCTGAGTGAGATCATCACCCACTACGAGCAAATTCATGCCAACTTTTGCGATACTGCCAGTCTCATACTTCTCAATCTTGACGGTCTTCTGGACGGTATCAACCTCCAGAACCTTGAAAGTGTAGATGGGAACGATGGAACGTTTCTCTGCTGACTCGTCAGCATAAACAAGTGTTCCTGCAGCCATTACGTTAGGATAGGCGGGCATCAGTGCGGGGTCGCACATGAAACCACCGACGGCAATAGTCGGCTTACCCTCGTAGCACTTGCGGACACCACCAAAGTTCTTACTAAACTTTACGTAGTTGTTGATAGTACCTTGTTTCATGTTACCTAATTTTTGTGTTGTGAATTTTCAGTTTACAGACAATTCGTTAAACGAAAGTCTTCTCTTGTTCGGTAGCATAGTTCGCGCTGTCTGCTGCCTCCTGCTTCAATCTTTCAATGCGCTTCTTAACGAAGTCATTGTTTCCACCGTTTCCTCCAGTGCCATCACCACCGAAAGGCTTTCCACCGTCAGCGTAGTAACGCTTGTAGCGTTTCTCGTAGGCTGCGATTGCCGTCTGTTTCAGAGCATCGAATGTCGGATTTTCACCGTATTCGATATCATCCAAAGCATCGTCAATACAAGCCTCGTTGTTAGCCTTCAAAGCGATAAGATGTTTCTTGAGTTCAGCCTTGACAGCGTTGAGTGTAGCGTTTTTCTCACGCTCTAACTGTGACTTCATAAAGTTGGTCATGGTAGCCGTCATCTTACCAAACTCGCTATCAGCACCAGTAAGTCCAGCCATTGCTTCCTTAACAGCCTTTGCTACCTTTGCGTCAAGTTCTTCGGTCGATGCACCGCCGTTACCGCCGTTGCCACCGTTACCACCATTTCCACCACCATTCTCAGGATGCTCTTTCTTGTAGTCTTCCAATGCCTTTGCTACGGCAGTCTGAATACGAGTCTCAACATCTTTCTCATGCTGACCTGCATACTCTTTTGCGTAGTCTTCCTTGAACTTCTCTGTGAAAGCCTTTTCGTCGTGACGCTTCTGACCTGCAAACTGAATCAGTGTTGCAACTGGAAGTTTCCACGTCTCTTCGGTAATCTTAGAGTCGTCTGCGAACATTGTCAGGACACTTTCGGCAATACCCTCAAATGTCTTGTCACTAATGACCTTTGCGTTGTCTTCTCCAACCTTGGTCCTCAAATTCTGAATGAGAATGTCTTTCTCCATAAATGTTTAGTTTTTGTGTTGGTTGTTACAGGCGTGTCTCACCTGCTTTTG